AGAGCTGGCTGAACAAGCTAGGAAGATGGCAGAGGAATCCAGGAACCGAAAGCAGTCGGCATCAAAGACCGTTGAAGTTGAGAAATTCAAGAAAGAGTGGTCTGAGTCCGTTTCTAAGTTGTCCGAGGAAAACCCGGAACTCAAAGACGCGGACAGTGAGTTGTTCAAGGCAGTCAAGTATCTACTCGATAACAAGCCTGCGCTGACGACTTACAGCACTGGGTTCCAAGATGCGGTTGAGGTGGCCAAGTACTACGTCGACTCGCAGAACCTGGAACGAATCACAATTGAAAACAAAAAGCTCAAGACAGAGCTTTCAAATTTAAAAAAGAAAACAAACCTCGGCGGAGGGAACGTCATGAGGCGCACGGGGCCGAAAGGGTTCGACGACATGTCGCACTCTGAGCAACGGAATGCGCTTCTTAAGATGGTTCGCGAAGCCGACAGATAGGAGATTAAATTATGGCTACAGATGCTAGTAGGAATCTGACCTCAACGATTGGGGACGGGTCTAACGATTTACAAACACTTGCTCTTCAGCGTTATTTTAGCAAAGAGCTGCTCAACACAATTGAGCAAACATTGGTTCTTGACCAGTTTGCAACCAAGCAACCTCTGCCTGAGAAGAGTGGTTCTAAAACCATGCGATTCTTCCGATATCAGGAGGGGGATGCCGCTAATGTTTCGCAGATCACTAATGAGGGAACTAACCCAGCTGCTAATGCATTGCAGATTGAATCCGTAGACGTTGATTTGTACCAGTATGGTCAGGTCATCGCAATTTCGGATCTTGCCTCCGCTACTGAGCTGTTTAACAACCTCGAGCAGGCTACCCTGCGCGTTGGTCGCGACGCAGCTCTGAAGATGGACGGTATCATCCGCGACGAGCTGTTTAGCAATGACGCAGGAATTCCATCCGGGAACAACATCTACTCTGGGAGCACAACCACATGGGGATCTAGCATTTCTGCTGTTGATGCTACTGACTTCCTGGACGCTGCCACTTCTCTAAAGATCCAGGCAGCTACTCCGATCAACGGATTCTTCGTTGCGGTCGTCGGCCCGCAGGTCGCTCGCGATCTGATGAACGACGGTGATTGGATTGCAGCTCACCACTATGCCGCTCCCGATAACATCGTTCGCGGTGAAATCGGTCGCTTGCACGGTGTTCGCTTCGTGGAAACCACTCTGCCATACCGCGCAGTTGTTGGTAATCAATACACCTACGCGTCAGCAGGTGCATACTACGGTTCGGTTGTTGTCGGTGCAGAAGCTTACGCTTGCGCCAGCTTGAACAGTCAGTCTCCGTTTGCCCCATCGATAATCATTACCAATGGCGCAGACAAGTCTGACCCTCTGAACTTGCAGACCAAGGTTGGCATGAAGTTCTACACCGCAGCTGTTAACATTCAGCCCAAGCACATCGCTAGGGTTTACAGCACCACTAACTACGGACAGTAATCATGCCATTCTCGTTCGATATACCAGCCGAGGCAGTCCAGCTGATGGACGGTGACGAGGCAGTAATGCCGGCCCAGGGAGATGTTGTGAGCATCACCATTGAGGGAACCGTTGAGTCTGTCGGTGAGGGTTCGGTTAGCGTTTACGCTAACAAAGCTAACGGTGTGGATCTCGGCGGAGACATGCAAGAACCCGGTGAGATGCCCGACCGTGAGGGTATGCTCGCAATGCTACAGGGAGCGCAATTATGAGCGAAGTCAAAGTACGCCTGGCCCAGAAGCCAGTGGACGAACCAATAACATTCGTTGTCGATGACGCAGCTGCGTTGACGTTCAAAGGCACCGCATCCGCGAGCGCCGGCTCGGTCATCAAGACCACCGGAACTCTCGGAAGCATTACCTACGGACTCAAAGTGAAGCTGGTTGACAGCTCGGGCGCAGCTATTGGGGCAGGGACTTATTACATCCCTCTCCAGGCTGAGTCCTAATATTTGTTCGCGTGTTCATACTCAGGGGGGAGGGTGACCTCCCCCTCTTTTAAACACTAGGTGGTCAACACCGTTTATGCCGACTTATACGTTTGAAAACGAAGCAGGGCAAACCCTGGAAATGAATGTCCCCATTGGGACGAGTGATGTTGTCCAAGATGGGCACCATTGGACGAGGACGACAACCCCGGAGGGATTCATGGTTAACACCGGAGCCCAGCTGCCCGATCAGAGGGCATCAATGAAGAGGGGTTACTACCAGGCCGAAGAAAAGGGCTGGAATAGCAAATTTAGTAAGAATCAAGTTAAGAAAATCTGGAATCTATGAACGACATCCCATCAAGCAGGGTAAAAGTCATCCGCGACTCGGCAGCATATACCGGGAAGTTTACGTGCATCCAGGCACTGAGTGATTGCGTTATCGCGAGCATGACCTCATCAGCCGACGGTGACGTGACCAACCTATCGATCCCAGCTGGCACTGTCTGGCGACTGGACATCACTGCCATCACGCTGACCTCCGGGGACATGTCCCTGACACTGGCATGATAGCCCTGCTGCACCGAGTAATATTTGGTCGCAAGATCACCAGCAGTGACGCCGGTGTGTTTGCGACCTACCTGGTGACCGACACTGGTCACAATCTGTTCGACGGTTCCAATCTAATAGTCAAGTAACATGGCAAACATTCGAGTCAAAGACCTCCCGAATACATCTGCACCGGCAGCGGATACAGATGAGTTCATCATCGACAGCAGCAGTGCAGGCACCAGGCGTCTTAATTATGGTGAGCTGAAGACTGCTATCTCTGGAGATTTCCAGTCCGGCACCAGCACATACAAAGTCGCAACCCTGGGAAGCGATAACAAGTTGGATCCAGCTCAGATTCCAGACACGTTGTCGCAGGGTCTTAACTTTGTTGGTGTAGCAAACAGTGCCGGGGATCTCACCAGCACCACCCAGGGTGACTTTTATGTTATCCAAACTGCGTTTGGCGTGTACTCGGTTGGCGACCAGGCAGTCTATGATGGTTCTGCTTACATCCGGGTGACTGATGGTACCAAACAGATCAGCGAGGGTGGAACTGGGGCAACTACACTCGATGACGCCAAAGGCAACCTCGAGATACCAGACATTGGCACTGCGCCGAATCAGACTCCGCTCTCAGGTCAGCTGGGCAGCATGGCTTGGCAATCCGCAGAGGGCATATCAGTTGCTAGAGCCGAGGTTGAGTCCACCACTGGCACGGGGTCCACTCAGGCACTGACTGTCACGGATGGAAGCAGCACAAAGTTCGTTGTTCAAGAAGACGGCCGAGTCGGCATCGGGACAGCCACGCCGGGGGCGACTTACAAGCTGGATGTGAGCGGCGACATCCACACAGATGCTATTTTGCGAATGTCTAGGGCTGGTGATTTCGCCCTATACCCCGGCTCAAGCAACATCGTTTACCAGTTAGAACAGGCTGGTTCGCATTTGTTTAAGACCGATGGAAGCATTGTCGCCCAGATTGACTCATCGGCAAACCTGAACGTGAATCTCGGCAACCTCGTCTTTGGCACTAGCGGAAAAGGCATTGATTTCGGGGCTGTGTCTACTTCCGCTGGTCAGGGGACCGGAACCACCGGTTCGGTTTCAAACAGCGTTTTATCGGACTATGAATTTGGTAGCTGGACCCCAACTTACGTAATAAGCGGCACCAACTTCGCTGCTCTGACTATGGATGTTATAGCTGCCCAATACGTCAAAATTGGGAGGCACGTCCACTGTCAGGCATACATACGGACAGACAATGTTGATGCGACTGGCGCACTAGGCTATCTGACAATATCCGGTTTGCCGTTCGTGTCGGACTCCTCAGTTATTGTCTATGGTGGTGCGTCCATACACAGTAGCGCTAACTGGACAAATGCTCCCACAACGGGCTACGTCGCCCCCAACACAGCCACATTGTATTTGAAGCGCCACGGCACGACTGGGACCCCAACTCTCACAGCATCTGACCTAGTCACTGGCGCAGTGGCGAATCAGAACGAGATTGTTTTCACAGCCTCCTACATCGCTTCAACCTAACCCAATTTACCCCAGTCGGAGACTGGGACGGACCACAAAAACTACTACTATGATTGAGAAAATTATTAAGTGCGACAAAATCGAATTTGTCCCACCGTTCGCCGTTCAGTGCCGTAAGCGAATCAGTGTCGTCGAAGA